CAATTACAGGAATATAAAAATGGCAGTCGATACAAAACACAGCGAGTATCACGAATATTATGAGCAATGGGAACGATGCGAAGCAGCCTCAGAAGGGCAAGACGAGATCCACGAATATGGTATTAAATACCTTCCACGCCTAAGCGGTCAAAATGACGCTGAATATTACGCTTACAAACAACGCGCGTTATATTACAACGCTACAGCAAGAACGATTGACGGCTTAACGGGCATGCTATTCCTAAAACCCGAAGTCATCACAGCACCTGCAGCAATGGATAATATTATTGCAGACGTGACAATGGGCGGGTTATCACTGCATCAATTTGCTGAAATCATTAGCGAAGAAGTTATCACCATTGGACGTTGTGCCGTGCTTGTCGATTTTCCGCCTATTATAAATGCGGTTACATTAGCCCAAGCACAAGCACAAGGCGCAAGACCTTACGCAACAATGTACAATGCCGAATCAATCATTAATTGGAAAACTGGACGTATTAACAACGTTGAACAGGTAACGCTTGTTGTGCTTGAAGAAGAAAACGAGATTGCAGTTGATGAGTTTGAATCTAAATGCGAACCGCAATGGCGCGTTCTTGATTTAGGCGATGGTGGAATTTATCGTCAACGTGTTTTCAGAAAAGACAAACGCGGTGAGTTTATTTTAGTGGATGAAATTTACCCACAAATAAACGGCAAAGCATTAAACAAAATACCGTTTGAGTTTTTTGGCGTGCGTGACAATTCACCATGCGTGGATAAACCTCCATTGCTTGATCTTGTCGATGTGAATTTATCGCATTACAGAACCACAGCCGATTATGAACATGGCTTGCACTTTACTGGACTACCAACACCCGTTGTGACAGGCTATTATTCAGACGATAAAAGCGCGTCACTTCGTATCGGTAGCGGCACGGCATGGTTATTGCCAGACCCGCAATCAAAAGCATTTTATCTTGAATTTACAGGGCAAGGCTTAGGCGAATTGCGTGAAGCATTGCGATCAAAAGAAGCAATGATGGCAACGCTTGGAGCGCGAATCTTAGCACCTGAAAAACGCGCAGCAGAATCAGCGCAAACGGCTAATATTCACCGCTCAAGTGAAAATAGCGTACTTGCTTCAATTTCACAATCAATTAGCATTGGATTGACGCACGTCATGGAGTATTTGCGCGATTGGTCGGGCGTAACTGGTGATGTTAAAGTTGAGCTAAACCGTGATTTTATTCCAAACTCAATGACAGCTCAGGACTTGGATAGTTTAGTTAAAAGTTGGCAAAGCGGAGCTATTTCACATCAAACTTTATTCGATAACCTTGTCGCTGGTGACATTATCACGCAGGACGTATCGTTTGATGATGAGATGGAGCGCATTGCAGTTATGCCTGCTACTGGTGGGTTAATGTAATGGAAGAATCAGCAAACACGCAACTGCGCGATAAAACGATTGCACATGAAATTTATTTGCAGCGATATTATTCATCAACAAGTAAAAAGGTCATGGACTTGTTGCGTGTTGTTGAAAAGGATTTAGTAAAGCAATTAAAAACGCTCGACCTTGATAACCAAATGACAATTCCACAGATTGACGCGCGTTTGGAATCAGTGCGGGCGATTTTAAATGAAGGTTATGATTTAGCCGGTAAAGAGTTAATTAGTAACATGAAAGACGCGGCAGTTTACGAACAAGAATGGCAAATCAAAGCTATTGATGATTCAACGCCTGTTGTGCTTGATATGGTAGCGGTTGCGCCTGTGACGTTATTTGCTGCGATTGAATCAAAACCGCTGCAGGGAAAACTGATCAAAGAATGGATTGATAAATTAGATCAAGATAGTTACACGCGCATACAGGACGCTGTGCGTATCGGCTTAGTTGAAGGGCAATCTTACAGTGACGTGGTTAAGCGTATCACCGGCACGAAAGCACTGCAATACACTGATGGCATTAACTCACTTAACGCACGTCAAACGCAGGCATTGGTATCAACTGCAATGGCACACGCCACCAATACAGCGCGTGATGAGTTTTATCAAAACAATAATGATTTGTTTAGCGGATTGCAATGGGTAAGCACACTCGATGGTCGGACTACTTCAATATGCCAAGCGCGTGACGGTAAAGTCTATCCGCTTGATAGTGGCGTTAGACCTCCTGCACATTTTAGATGTAGATCGGCAATGGTCAGCGTTTTAAAATCATGGCAAGCGTTAGGCATTAAAAACCCTGATGGTCGCACACGCGCATCGATGGATGGGCAAGTTGCGCAAACCGAAACTTATCAAACATGGCTAAAGAAAAAACCAGAGGCGTTTCAAGATGAAGTGCTAGGAAAAGAAAAAGCGCAATTATTTCGTGATGGAACGCCATTAGATAGGTTTGTTGATGCAAGCGGTCATACTTACACACTTGAACAATTAAAGAAAATTGAAAAATAAACCAGTAGTCAAGTAATCCTTGACAGCTGAACATTTATAAATCAATTAGTTAGTTAAAATATTTTCAAGGTGTTTATTTTTTTTAATTGATGTTTATTATCTTATGCTGTATAAATGCGACAAACACTCGCCATGTGTTTATTCTAGTGTCGTTGGTGTTACACCTTTCATCAGCGGCACACCTTAATTTGCAAGGAAATAGTCATGTCATTTTTTGATAATATTGTTCATAAGGTTTCAGACGGTGCTAAAAAAGCAGTCGATGAAGCAACAAATGCAGTTGATGATATTTCACACGGTGACATTATCGGTGCGGCAGAACACGTTGAAAATATCCGTGAAATCCCACAAGATACAGCGATTGAAATTATTAAAGACGCAATTTAGATTTTATTAACGATGGCAGAGCCGTCAACCACAACCCAGAGGGTTATATGTCAGAAGAATTAAGTATTGCAGAGCAAATTAAAGCCGCAGTTGATGAAGCAACAAGCGGACTTGCAAAGAAAAACGGTGAACTTTTAGCAGAGCTGAAAGAGGCACGAAAAGGAAAGCAAATAGATCCAGCGGAATTGGATAAACTACAAAATAAAATTGATGAGTTAGAAAACAATCTAACGGCATCACAAAAAACAATCAAAGATCAGCAAAAAGCATTTGAGCAAACTAAAGCCGCATTAGATTCAGAAAGTGGCTTTACATCTAAATTGCTTTTAGATAATGGATTGACAGACGCATTAGTTAAGGCTGGTGTTGCTACGCCATTTTTACCTGCGGTCAAAGCTATGTTATCATCACAGGCGAAAATCGCTATTGATGGCGACACACGCAAGGCAGTTATAGGCGACAAAGATTTAAGCGCGTTCGTAACAGAATGGGCGACCAGTGATGACGGCAAACATTATATTGCAGCACCACAGAATAACGGTGGTGGCGCAAATGGTGGAAGTGGTAGCACTGGACAACAAGTTGTAAGCCGTTCAACGTTTGACAATATGTCACACCCAGAGCGGGCAAGTTTTGCAAAAAGTGGCGGCAAAGTTACAGAGTCTTAATTCCTGTTTTCGATTGCCGTCTAATATTTATTTTTATTTTAGAAGGCAATCAAGATGGCAAATGTATTAAATTCGTTAGCAGCAGACATTTACAAAGCGGCAGATGTAGTTGGTCGTGAATTAGTTGGTTTTATCCCTTCATCTACCATCAATGGTGATGCAACAATCCGCGCTGCAAAAGGCGACACAATCCGTGCGGCATTCACTCGCACACCAAGCGTTAACACTTCATTTGCACCTTCAATGACAATTCCTGAAGGTACAGATCAAACCGTTGACAACAAAACAATGACGCTTGATTCTTACGCTTCGGTTCAGATTCCGTGGACTGGCGAAGATATTAAACACGTCAATAATGGTGCAGGCTATGAAACCATTTATGGCGATCAAATTGCGCAAGCAATCCGTGCATTATGCAACAAAATTGAACAAGATTTATTCTCAGCTGCTTACAAAGGCGCATCACGCGCTGTTGGTTCAGCTGGCACTACACCATTCGCGTCTAACTTCGACACTATTGCGCAAGTGCGTCAAATCTTAGTTGATAACGGCTGTCCTACTGATAATCAAATTTCATTGATTATGAACACAGCGGCTGGCGTTAAATTGCGCAACCTTGCAGCACTTCAACAAGTTAACACTTCAGGCAATGAAGCGTTACTCCGCCAAGGTACTTTGCTTGATTTGCAAGGCATCATGATTAAAGAATCGGCTGGTATTACTACGCACACAAAAGGCGGTGGTGCTTCTTACGTTACTTCTGGCTCAACTGCTGTTGGTGTTACTGATATTGCATTGGTGACAGGCACAGGCACAGTATTAGCAGGTGACGTTGTAACATTTGCGGCAGATACTGCAAACAAATATGTTGTTGGAACAGGCGTTACTGCTGCTGGTACTATTTCATTAAATGCTCCAGGCGCACAAAAAGTCATTGCTACAGCAAACGCTTTAACAGTTGGCGA